CTCCCGTTCCCGTTTCAACTGAAGATCTCGTTTCTTACCTTACCGACAACTGCGGTACTGAGGTAAACACGAAGCAACTGTTTGAAGCGTCCGAGCACTTCAACTGCTCTCTCGCTACTGTGAAGAAGCGTCTTAAGGATTACAAACGCGGCATCGGCAAGTGGGACTTGACCGTTCAGGAACGCCTTGAGAAAACTCTTGCTGCTCCTGCTGCGATGCCTGCTATTGAGCAGAACCTTATTCCATCTAAAGATCCTAATTATGTTCCCTTCGGAAACTTCAGCGACATCAAGAAGATTCTTCAATCTCGTATCTTCTATCCTACTTTTATCACTGGTCTCTCAGGAAACGGTAAGACTTTCTCTGTTGAGCAAGCATGTGCTGCTCTAAATAGGGAGTTGATTCGTGTGAATATCACCATTGAAACTGACGAGGATGATCTTATTGGTGGGTTCCGTCTTGTTAATGGCGAAACTGTGTGGCACAATGGACCTGTCGTCGAAGCTTTGGAGAGGGGAGCTGTACTTCTTCTAGACGAAGTTGACCTTGCTTCCAATAAAATTCTGTGTCTCCAATCTATCCTTGAAGGTAAGGGTGTATTCCTGAAGAAAACTGGTCGTTATGTACAACCCAAGGAGGGTTTCAATGTTATTGCAACTGCAAATACTAAGGGTAAAGGCAGCGATGACGGTCGCTTTATTGGAACCAATGTTCTCAATGAGGCATTCCTTGAGCGTTTTGCCCTGACTTTCGAGCAGGAGTATCCTACCCCTGCTACCGAGAGCAAGATTCTGAAGATGGTTGCAATGTCTCTTGCTGTTGCTGACCATGACTTCTGTGAGAATCTTGCTAACTGGGCAGACATCATCCGCAAGACATTCCGTGATGGTGGTGTTGACGAAGTGATCTCCACTCGTCGTCTTGTCCACATCATGCGAGCATTTGCTATCTGGGGTGACCGTATGAAAGCAATCAAAGTTTGCGTCAATCGTTTCGATGATGAGACTAAGCAATCTTTCATCGAACTCTATGATAAGATTGATGCTGGTGTAGACCTGAACCAAGAGGAGGAGTCTGAAGATGCATGAACATATTCAGAACATGCTGGGTAGAATCGTAGCATTGCGGGGCACTAAAGCCCGCACTGCTAAGATTCTTGGTGGCGACGGTATTGAACTTTACATGCAGTCGATTGACGGAAACGTCTTTAAATGCTACCATGATAATATTGAGTACATCTATGAACGTTGAGATGAGTTTCAAATATAATGAAGATGCTCTACTCCAAGAGCTACGTGATTACATTGCTGGTACGTACAACCAGCATTACTCCTCAGGTAACGACAGCATTCAAACGCTAGATCTTATTGAGGCATGTGGAGACGCTGAAGCATTCTGCAGATCTAATATTCTGAAGTATGCTTCTCGTTATGATCGGAAAGGAACTGCCCGCCGTGATATTGTGAAGATCCTTCACTACGGTTTGCTGTTACTGCATTTTTCTGATCAATCCACCAAGCGTGAGGAGTACCCCAATCGATGACTATGACCCCTACATCTACGAAGACATTAACTATTTCTGAGGAAACTTATCAGATCCTCGTAAACTTCTCAACTATTAATTCTTCGATTGTTTTCAAGAAGGGGAATCTGATTCGTACAATTGCTAACGCAGAAAACATTCTTGGTGAGTATGTGTCTGAGGAATACATTCCTCAAGACTTTGCTATCTATGATCTCTCTGAGTTTATTTCTGCTATCGGTATTTGTGCGCGAGATAATTCTCTTCCAACATTGCACTTTGATAACGATGACTATGTGACTATCAAGGGTGGTAATCTTTCTATCAGGTATTACTTCAGTGATCCTCAGATTACTTTGAAGGTTGCACCTGAGAAGGAAGTGAAGTTCCCTGGATCAAACATTTCATTCACTATCAATCAAAGTGATCTAAAGAACTTGCGGGATGCTCTCGCTAAGTTCAACCTTCCCGAGGTTCTATTCAGATCTCGTGATGGTAAAGTTACTGTACATGGTGTTGATACTGAGAATGCAACTAGTAATACATTCTGGATGGATTTCCCTAGCGGACAATCTACAGGAGATTTTGATCTGACTCTAAACACTGAGAACTTGCGTGTTGCGAGAAACTATGACTATCATGTTAAAGTTTCTGAGCACTTGCTGAGTGAGTGGGCAGTTGTTGGACCTACTAAAGATTTGCAATTGAAGTATTACATCGCACTGGAGCCTAAATGAAGAGAGATTTTCTCTGGGTGGAGAAATACCGCCCAACTAAAATTGATGAATGCATTCTCCCTGAAGGATCTAAGAAATCCTTTCAGGGTTTTCTTGACCAGGGAGAGATCCCTAACCTGCTTCTAAGCGGTCCTGCTGGCGTTGGAAAGACAACGGTTGCTCGTGCCCTCTGTGATCAGTTAGGCGCTTCCTACCTGCTTATAAACGGGTCTGACGAGGGTCGTTCTATCGATACCATCCGAAACAAGGTCAAGCAGTTTGCTACCAGCATCTCACTGACCTCTGGTGCCGCTCACAAGGTGGTTATTCTGGATGAGGCAGACAACATGACCTATGACGTTCAGATGATCCTCAGAGCGTCTATTGAGGAGTATCACAGCAACTGTAGGTTTATCTTTACCTGTAACTTCATCAACAAACTGATTGATCCTATCAAGTCACGTTGTACTGTTGTTGATTTTACGATCAAACCTTCTTATAAAGAGAAATTGCAGGAGCAGTTCTTTTATCGCATCCGTGATATCCTCACAAAGGAAGAGATCAAGTATGAAGATAAGATCATCGCCAAACTTATCAGGCGATACTATCCAGACTGGCGTCGTCTTCTGAATGAAGCGCAACGGTTTGCATCTTCAGGTCAGATTGATGCAGGCATTCTTGTAGATATTGCAGACATCAATATCGATGATTTGATTAGAGCGATGAAAGATCGTAACTATTCTACAGTCAAGAACTGGGTTACCCAGAACATGGATCATGATCCTTATATGGTGATGCGAAAGATCTATGATGTTCTGTACAAACATGCTAGCAATGCTAGCATCCCTAACTGTGTACTGATCATTGCAAAGTATCAGTATCAAATTCAATTTGTTGCAGACCAAGAGATCAATACTCTTGCCTGCCTTACGGAGATTATGCTAGATGGAGTTGAGTGGAAGTCTAATGCAAGTACCAAGTAATACTGAACTGATTCATTACAAGATTCAGGCAGCGATGCGTGAGCATCATTTTGATGAAGACCAAATGAAGTATCTAGGAGAACGAGATGGAGAACACTGGTATCGAATCGGAGGAGAACATGAAGTCCCCGTTTCAGCTCTTGAAGAGTTCGAGTTTCTCGGGGAGGTTGACCCCACCGAGGAAGAAGACAACACCTGAGAATGTACAGGAAGCTCATGAAGCTCTTTTTCATGCTACAATGAACTTGCCTGAAGCTGCAGCACATTGCGGCATGACTCAAAAGGAGTTAAAAATGACCTTCTTTGAATACCTTAAGTACAATGAGCCAAACTTTGAAGTCACTGAAGACACCTCTTCGCTACCCAGGGGGCAAAAGCAGGGCGCTAGCAAACCTGTTCCGATTCCTCCCCGACCTTTCCCAGGCAACGGAGTATCGTGAACCTTTCTTGGGCGGCGGTAGTGTCGCCCTTGAGGTTACTAAACGTTATCCCAAACTAAACATTTGGGTAAATGATCTGTATGAACCTCTGACGAACTTCTGGAAAACTTTGCAGGACGATGGGTACAAGATGTACAAACGTCTACAAGAACTGAAGTCTAGGTATCCAGATCAAGGATCTGCAAAGGGATTATTTCTAGAAGCAAAGGAGTTAGTAAATGATGATACCGTATCCCCTCTATATCGTGCTTGTGCTTTCTACGTTATTAACAAGTGCTCTTTTTCTGGTCTCTCTGAATCCAGTTCCTTCTCAAGACAAGCTTCAGAGAGTAATTTCTCAATGCGAGGAATTGAAAAACTCCCTGGATATACGCAATTAATTCAGAACTGGAAGATTACAAATGGTCGCTATCAACAGCTCCTCACAGACGACAAATCCATCTTCACATATCTCGATCCCCCCTATGAGATTGGATCCAATCTATATGGTAAGCGTGGAAACATGCACAAGGGATTTGACCATGATGGGTTTGCTACTATTTGCGACCGTTTTATCGGTCCTCAACTTATATCTTATAATTCGTCTCAACTCATTCGTGAGAGGTTCGAGGGGTGGACAGTAGCAGAATTTGCACACACTTACACCATGCGCTCTGTGGGGAGTTATAATACAGATCAAGCGTCACGTAAGGAACTAGTCCTTTTTAACTATGAAGTGTGAAGTCACTCTATTCGTCGCAGGCAAAGTCTTCAAGGAAGAAGTCTATGCCCGCGACTACCAAGAAGCAAGAGAGGTTGCTCTTGCTCGTAACCCTAACGCTAAGGTGGTGGGAGTCAATGCTAAGTTCTAATAACACATGGGAAAACAAAGAGGCAATGAAATCTGGGATTTGCTCACAAGTATAAACCAGACAAAGAAGAATCTTATTGATGAAGATCCTTCACTGGAGAAAAAATATAATACTTGGCTCATCAACAAAGCATTGTCTGGTCATACAGATGCTATCTTGTTCGTCAATGAAATGAACAAGAACTGGCATCTGGACAGGAAGTTGCAGTATGACTTTTATATAAATACTTTACGACCAAGGTTTCGCAAGAATTCCTTTGGAAAGAAAGAGTCGATTGATTACCTTGATGATGTAAAAGAATACTTTGGTTACAGTTATACCAAAGCTCTTGAAACTATCAGGATTCTATCACTAGACGATTTAGAAACCATACGTAAATTATTAGATAAAGGTGGAATGAGATGAGTGTTGAGACTGTCGTCCAGTGGAAGCAATCTGATATGATTGAAGTGGTTCTGAAAGAACCAGATGACTTCCTAAAAGTACGTGAAACTCTAACAAGAATTGGAGTTGCATCACGTAAAGAAAGAAAAATCTATCAGTCCTGTCATATTCTGCATAAGCAGGGCAAGTATTATATTGTACACTTCAAAGAACTGTTCGCCTTGGACGGCAAGAGTGCAAACATTACAGAGAATGATGTTCAACGTAGGAACAGAATTGCACAGTTGTTGTGTGACTGGGGTCTACTAAACATTGTTGAACCAGATAGTGTTGGTGAGTTAGCACCACTCAATCAGATTAAAGTTATTTCATTCAAAGAAAAAGGTGAGTGGACATTAGAATCCAAATACAATATTGGGAAGAAAAAAGTCTAGGAAACCGTAATGATAGAGGGGGTTCTCAACACCCCCTTTTTTTATGCTATCATGTTAAATATTAGTGTGATGCCTAACGGGTCACAGTAAACATATGTCGCTTTTAGGAGGACAATCATGGTAGACTTTAATATCTATTCGCCATTTTCTTTAGGATTCGATGAGACATTCAGCAGACTTGAAGCTCTTGCGGGAGCTGGAACAAACTATCCACCGTACAATGTTATTAACGGACGTGATGGTAGAACCACTTTGGAAATCGCTCTTGCTGGATTTTCAAGCGAAGATATCCGAGTGGAGACAGAACGAAATGTTCTGACTGTTTCTGCAAAGAAAGCACCTAGAGACAAAGACAGGGCATACGCTCACCAAGGTATCTCATACAGAACCTTTTCTAAGAACTGGCAGTTAGGATCCGATGTAGTAGTTGAGAACGTCAAATTCACTGACGGATTACTCATCGTTGATCTGAAGAAGGAACTGCCCGAGAAGGAGAAGAGGAAACTCTGGTTTGGTGAGGAATGATTCCCTTCCCGCGAGGCTTGCAAGCCTCGCTTTTTTAGTATATAATAAAATGTGGTTTGAGATAGGGCATGAGTATTAAAATCTGTGTGCTCTCAGATGGAGTGAGAGTGATCGGAGACTTCTATGAGGTTTCCTCTGTCTTTAAAAAGGTAGTTGGTTATGCAATCATCCATCCTCAAATCATTTCCATGACCAGGACTGTTCCTTCGACCATTGGTAAACAAACCAATGAATCCCAGTTCAATGTTCAATTTTCACCTTGGAATCCATTTGCAAAGAACCAGTTCTTTAAGTTGAACATGGATCGAGTTGTAAGTGTAAACGATCCGCGTGAGGACATTGAACAAATATACAAGGAACAGTTCTATGTGGAGAACTATCTTGACGAACTAATACACGACGAACCTTTGGAGAGAATTATCTATGACGATTCAAGTCGTTAATATGAAATATACGGGGCAACTGATCATCACTGATCTTGCTAACGTATGGGAAAGTGAAGAGGCAAAGGATGAAGGCAAACCCCCTGTATGTCTTTCGTTCGCTAAGCCTTATGTACTTGAAATCGACAGTTTGACTGACGATGGTTACAATCTACGCATGAGCAAGTGGAATCCTTTTACGGATGAAGCAATGTTCCAAGTTGCGTTTGATCTAGTCACTACTATTAGTGAACCTAAAGCAGCGATTGTTGAAGCGTACACTAATCGTCTTACTCAAGACGAGAAAAATAACACACCAGACTCTCTAAAAGATGGACAAGAAACTACTGAAGATTCAAAGTGAACCTTGGATTGTTGCCGAGGTAGAGGCGGTTGAAGATGCGGTCCTGGGAGAACCAGACTGCATTCTCATCAACCCCAAGACAGTTGACGGAGAGAAGTGGCCTAAGTTTTCTGACGATACTGAGGTTGCGCTTCGTTCATCTGATATAATTGTAATGGTTAACGCTTCCGAAGAAGTTTCTAAAGAGTATTTGACTGAATGAAGTTTTACACAAACGTTGAGCAAGCAGGAAACAACCTGCTAGTTCGTGGATATGAAGGTGGGCAGGCTTT